TCTACATCATCACAGAGCTGGATACAGGCAAGAAATATATCGGTAAAAAGAACTTTTGGCGGCCGAAGGTACTACCAAAAAATTCAAAGCGAGCTCGGCGAGTACGCACAAAGCAACCAAGCGACTGGCAAGAATATTATGGATCTAGTAAAGAACTTCAAATACTCGTTGAACAGCGAGGGCCAGATAATTACAAAAGAGAAATTATCCGACTCTGCAGAACCAAAGGAGAAATGTCCTACTTTGAAGCAAAAGCTCAGTTCGATAATGACGTCCTTCTTTCCGATGAGTGGCTAAATGAGTTTATTGGCTGTAAGATACATGCCAAACACCTGCCACCATGGTTGAAAAAAGATTAAATTAACTGTTTACATTTACTTTGAAATATGATATAATATACTGTATAACTATGTAAAGGTTTTATTATGATTCTAATTGATTTCTCTGGTATCGCAATAGCCACAGTTGCTGTTAATAAAGTAAATGACGAACAGATGTTACGTCATATGATGCTTAACTCTATCCGCATGTACCGTACTAAATTCAAAAAAGATTACGGTGAGATTGTACTTGCAATCGATAGTGGTAACAATTGGCGTCGTAATTACTTTCCACAGTACAAGGCAAGTCGTCGCAAATCTCGTGAAGAGTCTGATTTTGATTGGGGCGAAGCGTTTCGTATTCTTCAACTCGTACAAGATGAAATCAAACAAAACTTTCCTTATCATGTTATTAAAATTGACGAATGCGAAGCAGACGATATTATCGGTACACTATGTGAAAATACACAAGAGTTTGGTCAGTACGAACCTGTAATAATTATATCTGCTGATCACGACTTCAAACAACTACAAAGATATGATAACGTTTCACAGTTTTCTCCTTTGACAAAAAAATACGTAGAAGAAAGCCATCCACGTCAAAACTTAAAACTTAAAATATTACAAGGTGATGGCGGTGATGGCGTACCAAACGTACTATCAGACGACAATGTATTTGTAGAAGGCCGTAGACAAACACCTCTTTCTAAAAAGAAGAAAGAAGCAATACTTAAAGATCTTGGTGAAGGTGAATTACTATACGCCGCTTCATGGTATCGTAATTACTGTCGTAACGAAACACTGATAGATCTTACTAAAACTCCAGATCGTCTCAAAGAAAAGATCTTAGAAGAATATAAAAATCAAGATCCTTGGCATAATAAAGGCCTGGTGTTTCCTTATCTTATAAATAAAAATATGAAGCAGCTGATTGAATCCGTGGAGGAATTTGTATAATGGATTTAGATGTATTTGAAGTGCTTGAAAAAGCAGCGAAACAGAGAACTAAAGCCAAAAAGGTAGAGGTTCTTAAACAAAATGAAAGTTGGCCATTGAAGGATATTATACGTGGCTCATATGATTCTACTATTGAATGGGATATTCCAGCCGGAGACCCACCTTATACGCCTTCAGAAGCTCATAACCATCCATCAAGTCTTTTAAGAGAACATAAGAAATTTGTTTACTTTGTCAAAGGTACTCGTGCAAGCGAATCTATTCCTAAGTTTAAACGCGAAAGAATATTTTTAGAAATTATCGAGGGCGTGCATCCAAGAGATGCTAAGCATGTAATTGATATGGTAAACAAAAGGCCTCTTAAAAATCTTACGAAGCCGATTATAGAGGAGGCTTTTCCTGGTCTTTTACGAGATAACCTTTAAAAGTCTACTGATTTACATTTTAACTCTAACTTCAGGGTGTGCATCAATTTGTACACTCTTTTTTCATAAGGTACTATTAATGAACGCTCAAATCGAAAGATTAATCAAAGACTCAGCCGAACTAGAAATATACGCCAAAAAGTTAGTAAAGAAAGGCGAAGAAAACAGAGCACAGAAGATCTTAAAGAAACGAAACTTTATAGAGCAACAAATATCGTACTTACATGGACCTAAACTAAATTCAATATAAGAAGAAAAAATAATCGTATACAAACGTCTTAAACTATGTTATAATTACTTATTGAATTAAACAATTAATGATGAAGCTATAATATCCGGATTATGAATATATTTGTACTTGATAATGACCCAGTAATTGCCGCACAAATGATGTGCGATAAACATATACCTAAGATGATTGTAGAATCAGCACAGATGTTGTGTACTTCTCATCGTTTACTTGACGGTAAGGAAATGAAACGTCCTTCGAAATCGGGTAAAAGAATGGTAAAGTACTGGGATCTATACGAAGGATCAGACGATCTTGAAGCTGAATTACTCTACTATGCCGCTGTACATACAGGCCATCCTTGTACTGTATGGACTATGAAATCAGAAGCCAATTATCGATGGCATTGGCAGCATTTACATGCTCTCTGCGATGAGTATACATATAGGTATAGTACAGAAAAAGAACCATACAAAACTCATAAGACTCAAAGAGAAATACTTTGGGCTATTCAAGCACCTCCAAGAAATATTCCGAAAGGTGATTTAACAGAGTTTGCTCAGGCCATGAAGATGTATCCTGAATGTATGGTTCCTGGTAACGCTGTAAAAGCTTATCAGAATTATTACCATGTTGCAAAACATTTTGCTAAGTGGGAAAAGGGTCGACCAGCGCCTGACTGGTGGAAAGGATATCAAGGTGCCGAAGTACACGCTGCGTGATATAAAAACAAATAAAACATGGGACGTAACATGTTCTTGGAACGAGTTACAGACTATACTTGATGAAATGCCAGATGTTGTAAAAGAACTCTCTACACCCGCATTTTGTGGTAATACCATGTCTAATCTTCGTCGAGCTGGCAGTGGTTGGCAAGACGTGTTGAATGGTATAAAGAAAAATTCCGGGGCTGGCAATAAAATTAAGACATGAGACGTGGTAAAAAGAAGTCTAAATCTGAATATATAAAGATTCGGATAGGCCAATTAAGAGAAGATGCGAATAAAGCATCCGACGATCATGATAGAAAATGGTACTATAGATTGATACAAGAGCTCAAATGGGTTGATGAACATGAGTAAGGCGAAAGCGCGATATGAAGATCTTTTCGAATTTGAACCGCAAACTACAAACCAAGATAGAGCATGGAATGCGTGGGATGATGGTGATAATCTCGTACTTGCTGGTTCAGCTGGTACTGGCAAGACTTTTGTTGCGTTATACTTGGCATTGGAATCGGTTCTCGAGCGAGAGACGCCTTATGATAAGTGTATTATTGTCAGATCGGTTGTCCCTACGAGGGACATGGGATATTTACCAGGAACGATAGAAGAAAAAAAGGAAGTCTTCGAAACGCCATACAAGGCAATTTGTAATGAGCTTTTTGGCGATAATGCGACTTATAATAAAATGGTGAATAGTCATCAATTAGAGTTCACAACTACATCATTTATTCGGGGTTTAACTATAGATAATAGTATAATCGTTGTTGATGAGATGCAAAATCTCAACTTCCACGAGCTCGATTCTGTAATCACACGAGTAGGTAATAATTGCAGAGTCATATTTAGCGGTGACTATCGCCAATCTGATTTCAAAGATGAAGCTGAGAGAGATGGGATCCAAAGATTCTTACGAATCATCGAGCAACTTAAAAATTTTAGTGTGATTACATTTGGTTGGGCAGATATAGTAAGATCAGACTTTCTTCGTGATTATATAATGACGAAGGAAATGCTAGGAATAAAGTAATGAATACGTTTAAATGGATTATGGCAACAGTGCTATTAACAGGTTGTCTACAAACCACGAAAGCAGAACAACCAAAAGAAATACATAAAGTGCAAGCGGAACAAGGTCCGAAAGCTCAGCTATATAGTAAACCTGTACTTTGTGCGTCAACCTTAGAAGAAGCAGTGGCCATGCTATCTCAAGTAAAAAAAGACGGTATGAAACCATTGATGTATTTCCGTGGCAACTCATTTAACGGTGATGGATCTAAATTTATGTCTGATATGTTTATTCTATTTGATCCAGAAGATGATCAAGTTACAGTAATCGAAAGACAAGATTATGGTATGTTTACGTGTATTCTGTCTGGTGGAACAGGTGACGTACAGTTTGACCCAGAAGAAATTAAAGCACTGATAGGTTGGAGCGACATACCATGAAATGGTACATACTGATTGTCATGATGGCTGGACCAGGCGAATATATTAAGCACCACACGTTTGATAACATGCCATTTAATACTGTAGAACAATGCACGCACTTTAGCAAAACTTACTGGCAAAATTTAACGCGGTTAGCTGAATTGGCACAACAAAGGGAATGGGGTAATATGTTCTGCATTCCTGAAGAAAGCTTAGATAATGAACTGATAAGGACCGTACTAAATGAAAAGGGTATTTGAACATGAAGAGCTGGATATCGGATACGATGACTTGGTTGCAGACACACGGGAAACTGGTAGGGTATACGTTGCTCCTGATGGTTCTCGTTATCCTAGCGTCACAACAGTACTAGGTATACTCAGTGAAGACTCCATCAGGGAATGGAGACAACGAGTTGGCGAAGAAGAAGCGAATAAGGTTAGCCATCGAGCTTCTAATCGCGGTACTGCTGTACATAGCATTATTGAAAAGTACTTAAGAAATGAAGATACATCAGACAATCTCCCTCATATTAAGCAAAGCCTTGCGAATCTGCGGCCAATTCTTGATAAATCTATCGGAAAAATCTTTGGCCTCGAAACTGCTCTTTATAGTCGCCATCTTGGTATGGCTGGTCGTTGTGACTGTATAGCTGAATGGAATGGCGTACCGTCGATTATCGATTTCAAAACGTCTAAACGCATCAAAAAGAAAGAGAATATTGCTAGCTACTTTGCTCAAGCGTCGGCGTATGCCATCATGTTCGAAGAACGTACAGGCCTGGCGATACCGAACACGGTGATCGTTATGGACGTAGACGATAATCATCCTCTCATATTTGAAGAACATCGAGACAACTTCGTTGAACTTCTACTCTCTACAAAAAAAGAATACGACAGACGCAAACTTTTTTCACATTAATTAAAAAAAATTCACTTTAAGTGAAAAAAAACGTTTACATTTACCTCCGAATAGTATATAATAGTACTATAAAGGAGCTAAATTATGAGACATGAAGTTGAAATCTTAGAAGCACAAGAATTTGCTTACGAATACTATAACATTTCCCGTGAAGAGTTTATAGAAAAAGCATCAATACAATACCCTACACATCACCCAGAAGGTGGGTTACTGCCGTCCTTTCAAAGACAGGCATATTTATTTCGTGTGGCTGTAGAAGCGTACGATGAAATTCAAAAAGATATGATGGAGGTTGCATAATGCGTATCAAAGGTGCTATGACTATTTTGCATAAACGTGCTGATTTTTACGGTCTTACTTTTGGACAACTTATCGATATGTACGAATCAGATGGTCCGATGAAAATTGAAAACGAAACTTCTCGGCATATCGAAGCGTATGAGGTCTATAAAAGAGACCAAGGGTATGTCTGGTCTGGTCTGCTTGGCTACAAGTGGGTTACTCGTGAACAAAGCGCTGTTATCTACAAAATGTGGAAAGGCGAAGGCTATCAATTAGATTTATTTAAGAGGAGTATTATATGATTTTTTTAGATATGGATGGAGTGATTGCTGATTTCTTCGGTGGCATTGAAAGACAATTTGGTGTAGATCACTGGAAAAGTCTAAACTTCAAAGAGGTTGTCTTTGCTGAACTCAAAGGTACAGACTTCTTTGCTCGACTTCCTGTATTTGGAGAACAAGACCGTAGATCAGAATCGATCGCAGTTCACAACCTTGTAAAGTTGGTTGCAGAAGATAACGGTATTGATTGGGGTATCTGCTCTTCTCCACTTAGAGGCGATGAATACAATTCAGCCTATCACAAGCGTAACTGGCTTAATAAATGGGGTATGATGCCAGCTGATGTTGATAACTGTATCTTTACTTCAAACAAACAAAAGTATGTCTGGGTCGGTAAAGACAATCTTCCGAATATTCTGATTGATGATAAGCCACAAAACATCAAAGCTTGGAAAGATGCAGGCGGTATCGGTATTCGCTTTCAGTGTAATGAAGACGATATTGAATATCTAGAATGGGAATTACTTGAAGCAATGAAGGAGAGATATGAATGATCAACACGTTACTTTTGCGTACAGAGTTTGAAGAGGCCACAAAAGATTTCAATATGCCTGAGGGATCTTGTATAGATACTATTGAATGGTTCATTGAAAATGGACATCGGTCCAATTCACTTCGTAATGGTTTTAACGAAGCAATGGAAATTGCAAAGGCTATTAAGGAGTACGCAGATGGCTGCGCAGAAGAAATTAGAGCCCGGGAGTCATTATGAACACTTTGATAAAGATGGGGATGGCGTCGTAAGTGACGAAGAATTTGCACTTGAAAAGGAAATGATGAGAGCAGAAAACGAAGACAAGAAAGAAGATCAAATCCGTCGTATGGCGTGGTTTGCATTATGGGGTATGTTATTATATCCAAGTGGCATACTAGTAACAGCCATGCTTGGTTATGATATGGCAGCAAACTTAATTGCCGATATTGCACCTACTTACTTTGTAGCTATTTCTGCTTTGGTTGCAGCATTTTTTGGAGCAACTGCTTACACAAAAGGAAAATAATGAAACGTTTGATATATCAGGTCTACACTGGTAGTCCTTCTAAATTATATGATCATTGTACAAATTCAGTTCGAGAGTATTGTAAGGAACACAATATAGACCACGTTGTACAGCGTGAGCCTATAATGAAAATCAAACCTGATATTTTCAATACGAATAGAAGCAAGGAGTCATACGAAAAATACGGTGGCTTCTTGCCTATCTATGAAAAAGAAAATGCATTCGACTATTGGGATCGATATGATCAGATTTGTATTGTAGATGCAGATATTTGGATCAGACCCGGTTCTCCAAACATTTTTAACGAGATCAAACCAGAAGCGCACTTTGCTGGTGTTGTAGAAAGATCTGCGCCAATCCTACCGTGGTACGAGAAGAAACTTGTAAACTATACTCGTATGCAGTACAGTATACTTAATAAGATTAACTGGTACTGGGATCCACGTGGTGCACATTTCTACAACATGGGATTGATGTTGATGAATAAGTCTATTACGAAGTATCTTCGCGGTGACTCAGGTAAAGACTTCATTCAGAGACCAGAATTTAAAGCGTTTGTAGATGGTATGGGTCCATGGAAATGGTCTACAGATCAGACTCTATTGAATTACTGGGTAAAGAACGAAGGTATGACATGTCAAGATCTTAAATGGAAATGGAATGCACTCTTTACTGCATTACCCGATGAAAAAATAAAGGATGCACATTTCGTACATTTCTTTCTAAAAGATAAATTGCCGAAACGTGGTGAAAATGTAGAGGAATTAATGAAACATGTTTCTTAGAAAAGTTTTTATTCACATACCTAAAAATGCAGGTATGACAATCAGAAGAAGTCCACAGCTTGCAAACAAAATTATGGCAGCTGGTCCTGATGTTCATAAAGGACCTGCATATACAAAAGCAGTTCTCAACCACATGAATAAAATCGGTGACCATCACGGGTTTGAGCATGCAAGATGGAGAGACTGCAATCGCTCTATTGTAGAAGGACACGGTTCATTTGCTGTTGTGCGTAACCCATGGGATCGTGTCGTATCACGTTACTTCTTTGCAAAGAAAGTAATTGAGGTTGAGAAGAAAGAACCTGTAGGTAAACATCAAATCGATTCATTCGAACATTTCTTAGAAGAAAGACATCGGTGGGGTAACATGGGATATATGTGGCATCGTGCTATTCGTGGATGGTATAATCAACGTGAATATTTAATTGATGAGAAAGGCACTCTACAACCTGACATTTTAAGATTTGAAGATCTAAATCGAGAGTTATGTAATTACTTTAAAATACCGGAAATGTCAAGAGCTCGTAATGTAACTGCTCTTAACGAAGGTACTTACAAAGACATATATAATTCTGAGACAATACAAATTGTCGCTGACTGGTATAAAGACGACATCGAAACATTTGGATTTGATTTTGATACTGGTGCTACAAAGAATACTTGGAGTACATAATGCTGACAGCTATCTTAGAGAATATTTACACACTCAATGATTTTTATCAATCAATTCGAAAGCAGCAAGAAGAGTATCATGGAAAGGCATACTGTGCTCACCATGATGCGATTACAAAATATGCTGAAGGATGCACAAGCTATAAAGAACTTGGCACACACCAAGGCGCAACAGCCGCTGCAGCATGCCGAGCAGGATTTAAAACTGTAACTCTCGTTGATCGTAGTCATTATAGGTTTGAACCAAACCGAACAGTTTTCGAGGCTTATTGTAAAAACAATGGTGTAGAATTAAATGTAATTGAGTCTGACTCAACACATAAAAGAACTGTAAACGATGTTGACGTTCTTCTTATTGATTCAAAGCATACTTATCAGCACTGTAAAAAAGAATTAAGGCTGCATGCAGAGTCTGTACAAAAATATATTATATTCCACGACACAGCTGCAAAGCCTGAACTAAAACAAGCCGTTAATGAATTTGTATCAAACAATGTAGAATGGGACATTGTAGAAGATTTTACTGATAATGTCGGTTATACTGTAATAGGTCGAAAGCAATGAATGTATTTTATGATTTAGGTGCAGGTACTGGCACCGATATTAAACTCTTTTACAACATGTATCCCAAAGAAGACTGGCAGGTGCATGCATTTGAAATACAAAAAGATCGATCTGCAACAATTAAGATACTATATCCCGAAGTAACTCTTGTAAATGCTGCAGCAGGTTCATATGATGGTATGGCAAACTTCTA